AACAGGTCTATCTGAAAATCAAGAAAAGACTTTTGTTGAGGAAGAATTGGCTAGACTTCAGTTCGATTATGCTGAATTATCGCCACGTAGAATTAAAGGCGATCCTGAATTTAGTAATGTATCTAGAGGACTCATGGGTAGATATATGGAAACAGCCATAGCTAGTTTTATATCATCTCCTGAATATAGAAATAAACCAAATGATGCAGAAAAACGTGCGCTTTTAAAGGAACAAATAAGCATATATAAAACGGAAGCCCGAAATAGAGTATTGAACTTAGATCAATATGTTATGACCAGTAAAGATTTTGAGAGAGCGACAAGAAATAAGTTCTTTAACCTATCTTCATCAAAACGTAGAAGAATTGCTTTACGATATGAAGCAGAGTTTAGGCAAAGTCTTTCTGAAACTGAAGATTATGGAAGGGCATTAGCATTGGCTGAAAACATGGGCTTGTTATAATAAATAAAAAAGGGGGCAATTAAGCCCCCTAATTTTTTATCCACCAATTATTTAAATCTCTAGTACAGCCGCAGATATTTTCTAAACCTGCCATGCCTACTACGTACAGTAGCCAACTGATAAGCACCAAGTATATAGACCATTTAACGGTTATCCCCGCTGCCCGATAAAGCCCCACGAGCCTTCCTGTCAGCAAGTTTCTGTAAGTTGTTTTCCATGATGTGTCCAAGGTTCATCTCCATTTCTTGTGCAAGCACTGCACAGTACCATAATACGTCACCAATCTCATAGCCAATCTGTATCTTCTTAGCTAGATATTCATCTTGAGTGGCACCATCTCTGATAAACTTCTTGACTTTATTTGCAATCTCGCCAGCCTCACCTGTAAGGCCAAGAGTAAGATATTCCATAGCTTTGCTCTTAGGAAAGATAGCTGTGTCACAGGCTTTTTCTTGATAATAGTCTGCAGTAATATCGCTCATTCTTCTCTCCTTCATCCACCGTTTAGCTTCTTGCTCCAGATCCATTTAGTTTCTCCAAGTTTTCAAAGTATGCAGATTCCCATCCTCTTTGCCACTCACGATGCGCAGTTGTATTCTTTCTCATAGGATTAGCAACTTGATGGAATACATCACGAGATAATTTTTTGTCCGTTTTAATTTGAACTTGATTAAAGGCTTCATAACCAGATTTAAAGTGCTTTGCTAGATTTTCATTAACCGTTACCATATTTTGCCTTCTCCTTTTCTTTCAGCTTCAACCATTCTTCATAGCTTGGATGGTGGCGAGGTGGGTTAAATTGTACCCAATCCTCACCTCTTTTCCAAACTGATTTACTCTGCTGCTTCTTCTTCTGCGTCATTAGACTGTACAGAAGCTACAAGTGCTTTAGTAAAAGCGTCTTCTGCAGCTACCATCTGGTCAAGATTAAACCTTGCTTCAGCAATACGTGCTTTTAGATTACGTACCTGATTGACAAAGTATTGTGCCTGTTCACCAAGTGCGTCAAAGTCATATTCTTTTTCATCAATAGTAATTTTGTTTTCCTGTTCCATTTCTATTCTCCTTTTCTGTTTGTTTTTTCCATCCACTTACGAAGGCTATACATTTCCCACCACAAACCTATTGTAGTTATCCATATAGCTATTAGCATAAGTATTAAGTTGCTCATAGTTTATCTGCGTCTTCATTAAACGTACCATCTGGCAAGGCACTCTCTAATACACTCATATTAGTTGAGTCAATCTCACCATAGATATTCAAGCACTCTTCACCCCAAGATGATTTATTCAGTGTCAAGTCTTTGCAGTACGCATATAGTGTACTAAATGCAGCCGCTGCAGCAGCAACATCCTTTGTGTGTGTATCAAATTTAATCTTCATTTTCAAACCTTCCTTTCTTCCAATTATAATCTTTGTTATGCTCATCTACTGCCTTTGTAAGTAATGATAATATGCCTTCACTAATCAGTGCTTGTCTTGCATCTTCATCACACTCAAATGTTATAGTAGCAGAACCGTCTTCATGTTCTATTAGTTCTTCTATAACAATCTTTCCTACCATTGTCAACTCCTTTCTTACGCTGCATCCAAATCTACTACTTCACACACGCCAGCAGTACAAGCCAACTCACGTCCACCTGATGTGGTGTCTTCCTTCTCAAACTCCTGTAGCTTTGACCAGTCTACACTCTTTGGCATCTTTGTCAACAGTTCATTGTAAGTTTCTTCATCAATGTCCTGATAAGGTGCTTGCTTGTATGTGTGTTCACTGAAAGGCAAGAAGCTGATGCCTGACACTTCATCAAAGTGTTCATATACCCACGAGCCTACATCCATCCACTCGTGTTCCTTCACAGAGATGGTGACACTAGGCTTGTGTTCACACCAGTGACGCTGATAGATCAGCCATAGTTCAAGCTGCTCAATAGCGTACATATCTGTACGACACACAGCACTGTCTGGTGACTTCATAGGGAAGCTGAACACTGTAGTGCTGTCAGGCTTAGTCGCATCCGGTTCTGCAGGAATGCCCTCAGAGATAAGGAACTGTGTAATTGGGTCTTTGTTGTCACCACGAACAGTACGAATGTAGTATGGGTTGTGCCGTGCATGAATGCCGCTGGCACTGTCAACAAGCTGTGACACTGTACCACTAGGCTTGACACAGGTAATGGCTGTTGACTGTGGAATGCCAAGCTGTGCTGCCATAGCTGCGTTAGTCTCAACCGCTACATTCTTGAGTGACTCAAGCGTAGCACCAATGTTCATGCCAAGATGTGCAGACTTACCGGACATCAGGGCATTGTCCATGATGCCAGTCAGTGACACACCAAGCAGACGTTCTTCCTCTGTGTTTGTTCGCCATATCTTACGCAGATATTTGAAGTCAGTCAGCGTAGACTGGAACGTGCCAAGGATTGTAGCAAGGCGAACCTTCTCTGTCAGTGTTTGCTGTGTATCGCTTGCACGTACTACAACCTCAGACAGATTACAGAATTGATATGGTCTAAGAATAATTTCAGAACAGGGGTTGCAACCAAAGTCGTGGTCAATATCACGCCGTCCATTTTTGGCTGCCTGTTTCTTAGCAGCCTGACGGTTGAAGATACCACGTTCACCGGAATGGCTTTCATAAAGAGACAGCCACTCACGCATGAATGTACCCATCTGCGGTTTCTCTTTGTACGCAACGCTATTGTTTGCAAGCGCACGTTGCCCTTCACGAATGATGTTTTTCTCAGGTTCATCCCACCAAACACCCGACTTTGCATGACGCATCTGGTCATCATTCAGATTTGATAGGCTGATAAGTGCGCTGCGGCGCACCCCACCTACAACAACAACCTCACCAATCTTACACATGATGTCGTGACATTCGATGGGATAGAGTCTGCGACCAGAAGCACCCTTAAACTTTTCTATACAGAAGTCGAAAAGCTGCAGTAATGGTTGGGGACCAGAGGCACGACCACCAAAAGTCTTGAGCCTTGCTCCTGCGGGTCTTACTTCGCTCACATCAAACTTAGGAATTTGTCCTGCATACAACAAGGAGATTAGTTCGCGCAGAGACTTGGCCCAGCCCGGACGAGAATCGCCAACCTTTATGACAGTATCCGTGTCGTGCATATCTTCGTTGATGATAGGCAGCTTCTCAATGTTATGACGTTCCACTGAGAAGCCTACACCAGTGCCGCACATAAGAATGTACATAGTCTCATCGAAAGCACGTGGACTATCAACTGGAACATAGGAACAGTTGTAACCGCCAACATGACATCTGTCAAGTGCGGGACCGGCAGTCATCAATGCTCTCATACTTGGCATGATGTCTTGGTTAAGCACCGCTTCTTCTAGTTCACCTCTCAGTGAATCAGAAAGCTGATAGTCATGCTTAGTGACCAGATGCTTAGTAATATAATCAAAGTATCGTGTGACTGTTTCACTCCACGTCTCCCTTCGTTGTTCGTCCTCTTTCCATCGGGCATACCGTGAGAGGGCGATAAAATTCTGGTAGTCTGTTGGTAGATAATTGTTCATGGTGTCTCACTCCGTTAATGTTTTCATATGTCTAATTTCAGCACCCTCTACATCATAGAAATATTCACGGATGCCATCCTCAATCTCTAGCCCCACATCCTCATCAGCAGGTATGGGGTATTCTTCTGGGTCAATGTCGATAGTGATATATACCTTAACTCTCATTGCTCATCACTTCCTCAATCAACTTGTCCAGATACCACTGGGCTTTCTCTAAGTCCTCAAGTGGTTTGTCCTTGTAGCGATATCGCCACACATACTTCATAATGTTACCTTGAAGGTAGTATTCAAACCCATCATCTGTAGCTGCGGCAATAGCTTGAATACACTCAATGCCTGTAGCATTGTAATGTGGTGGGCTGTTCACCATATCAGTTTGCTTTTCCTCGTACTCTCGTATCATCTTTCCATAGTCCGTCATCATGCACTCCCCTTTGTCTTGCTACCGAAACTCAGATGCACCACATTGCCATCTTCCTTAGTGATAATCACATCTTCATCTTCTTCTAGCA